CCGAACCTGTTTGGAAGTATAACCTTAGTGCATCCTCGGGATTATATGCTGCTCCCGTACCTAAGTCAACCTCGTTAAGTCCATCTGCATCTATGTACACACCGTCAGGAACGACACGAGCTATAACCTGTTGCAGCTTAAGGTGTGTCATCTGAATTAAATCAGCAAACGGAATCATTCTTCTTACCAAAGACTCAATAACACCCTTGTACATTCTTGGTGCGACCGCAACGTAGTTAGGTAGTGCGTGCTGACTAGAAGATTTTGGTCTGACCATATTGTGAGCCAACTCCCACTTTAGTAGTATGTTGGTACCCATAACCATTACGCCATCGTACCAAACATCAATAGTCTTTTCAATCTTTTCAAACCTTCCTTCCTCCATTGCTTCAGGTGGTGGATTGAATTGGTCATCCTTCTCAATAACCTTGGTGCCACCCGTATCCATAATCTTTTTCTTATAGACCATTTTCTTAGTGGTCTTGTAGTTAAAGTACATTAAGGTTACAGTATCTCTATAAAATATATCGTTCTCGTAAAACTGAGCTGTGTTGTAGTAGTTGTACCAAGACTGACTGTACTTAGATATTTCATCCAAGTCCTCTCTAGTTAGAGAAGGGTCAATCTTCATGCACTCTGTAATAGGAAGAGTTTTAATCTCTCCCCAATAAAAACAATCCTTAAAGTGTGGGTCCTCTGTGTAGCTATACACAATATTGGCAGGGTCCACGTAAGACACCTGCACGCCTGCACCCTTTAGGAACTCATGCTTTGCCACACCAATCCCCAATACAGCAAGGTCGTAATCAATACGCTTCCTTAAATCTAAATAGTGATTCTCCTCAAGAATAGTGTTTATTGATTCCTCCTCTGCTATCTCTATTGCGGGCTTGTAGTTAAGCTGCATATATAATGCAAGCTCCTCATCTGTATTGGGAAGCTCTTCGGGGGTTGTAGTGAAGGGGTCAACACCTGATTGTTTCTGAAGGTTCATCAAGAAGTCTTTGGCAACCATCTGACCCTCAATCATATCCTGATACTTTGTTCTCTTTGATTGGGACATTGCATCCTGAGCGTAGGCTTTAACTTTAAATAGCCTGTCAGCCATACCGTTTACCACAATATCTACAAACTTAGGTATAATAGGAACGGGTGTCCAATCTAGATTTAGATAGCTAAGGTCTCCATCTATAGCTAACTCATCCTTATATTTTTTTATTGATTGTTCCCCTCGAGCATACAGTCTCAATCTATGGAACTCTCTAAATTGGTCGTAGTACCTACAACTGTTTCCATCTCTTTTAAACCATTCGTACTGAATCGCCTGCCCAATCTGCAGACCAAATTCATCTGTGGCTTTTTCAGCATCAGATACAAACTGACTTGGAAACCCCGCAGACGTAATGTTTATTTTTACATCCTTCATGTAATTATTTGACTTGTGTTGCCACTGTTACTATACCTTGCAAAATTAATCATAATTCTTGACTCCCTTTTTTGAGGCTGATACAGGTGTTTTTGACACGCCATAATGGCTAACCCCGAGCTAATGGAGGCATCATACTTAGTTCTATTGTTTATATCAAACTTAGACCAATCCTCTAACGTTCTATTAAAAGCCATTGTGTGCATCTCGTCACTGTTTGATTTAAGACCCACATACGTTTCTATGTAGGACTCTATAGCTGCCGCGTGAGCCTGCTTCACAGCCTCGGATGTATTCGGTATACCCCCTAACTCTTTTTCGGTCTTAGATAGCTTCGTAAACACCTTGTCGGGTCTGTTCGTGCAAAACCCCCTATACCCCCTGTTCTTGAAATGATATAGTAGCCTCGGCTTATTGTTCTCTATAAGAATAGGCATTCCATAAAACACACAAGCCATAAGCACATCCTCGAAGAATATCTCTGCCGTCTGTGGTCGTGCTACATACTCCAAGAAAAACTCGTTGCTAGGAGCCTCCTCCATATTAAACTTAGTCAGACCATGTAGCGCACCGTTCGAGCCTCTGCCCCCAACAGTCCCACTGATGTCATAGGAGTCACAACCAAACGCACCTATGTGCTCATTGGCAGGATACTTTGTGTTGTTCTTCGTTATAACATTATTCTGCATGTTTGCATTGGGAACCCATGTGATTCTAAATCTTCCGCGCTTATCAGGACTGAATATAACCTTGGTGTCCTTGACACCGTCTTTCCATCTAAACGACCCCACTGTTACGTATTGAGCAGATATCATAGCATCGTTATAGTCTATCTGCTGATATATCTTCGTTAGATTAAACAGAGACTGCTTGCTCTCATCCCTGAAGGCGTGCGACTCAGTTCTAGGAAACTGTCGGTAGTACTCGTTTAGTGCATCAGGGTCGCTCTTCATTGACTCAACCTCATTCTCCCAATACTCTACAGCACCCTGATAAATCATTTCATTGTCTATACCCAACACCTCAGTTGGTGGTGTATCAAACACAGGCATCCCATACCTATCAATAAAGCCTTCCATATTCCATTCCATAGGAATAAACAGAGAGTACAATCCGCTTTTTGTTTGACCGTTTGAGTTTCTAGTGGTAACATCAGAGTCGTAGTAAAGCTTCTTGAAGTTATCACCTCCCTTGTTAAGTGCATTGGACGTAGAGCCCATCATACACTTCCCGATAACCTTACTACCTAATCGAAGACACGTTTTAGTTACACGCCAATTGTTAAGAATGTTATTTGGCTTTAGCCACTTTCCACTCTCATCGTGTACCAACAGTAAAAGCTTCTCACCATCGTAGCTGTTATCATCTGTGTTCTTCCAATCTATTGTTGTATCAAGACCCTCTATCTGCTCCTCATCCATGTCGTACATGTTCTTCTTGGTAATCTTGGATGCAGGAACTCTGTACGCAAGCTCAGTCTTCGGCTTGTCCATACCATCCATAATAGGTTTAAAGAAGAACGGCAGCCTGCTGTTTATAGGCACAACCTTATCGGTAAACATTTTCTTTGCATCAGAACCCGTCTTTGATAGTATACCCACGCGAGAGTCTTTGGCAAGTGTTCCCGTGTTAACGCACTCTGATGAACTCATGAATGAGAACCCTGAACGACGAATCTTTAGGTATATCATTCCAAAGCTTCTCTTGTCAGCTTTGCAAGCCTCCCAATATATATACAGTATTCTGTTTGCCTCCCTGTAGTCGGGATAGCCTACGTCAATGTTGGTCCACTGCAGATACATATAGTGTGCACCTGTTATGTATGTTGGCTTTCCTTTGTTCATAAACCAACACCCATCATCCCTGTAGTCAAACTCTTGTTCGATATAGTCAACCCACATAGCCTTAAACTCAGATGGCATCTCGTTCCACTGAAAGATAGATTGAATCCTTCCTAGCTGTTTGGGTAAGTCCCGCCTCTCCCAATACTGTTGTTTCTTTTCTTTGTGTCTTTGAAGACACTCCTTCGGTGTTTGGGGTAAGGCAACCTTTAATCCTGATATCTCTATGATATCTCCAATCTGTCCTGTCTTTGATATGACAACCACATCATACTTTGGGTTGTAGCCATACAGCCACGAGCGGTTGCGATTCTTGTTTGATACAACAGCCTTTGGTACAAAATCTTTTAGTACTCTATATAGTGTGTTATTTTGACCTTCGTTCAGCAAATCCCTGTTTATTATCTACCTTTGCATTACCCCCCGATTGGTTTAACGCCTCTCGTTCTTCCTCAATTCTTTTAAGTATCTCGAACGCATCAAAGATGGCAAGCTTCTTTGTAGCAGCTGCATTCTTTAACCTGTCAGCAGCTAGGTCGTCCTCGGGGTCAGGCTTGATAATCTTCTCCCTTGCAACCCTTATTAGTTGCTCAACAGCCTGATGACCCGCCTCGATAATTTTTAACTTAGTTTGCTTAGTGTCCATCCTTTGATACTGTATAAGTTGTTTTGTTATCAGAGTTTTTATTGAGCAAAGCCACCAAGTCAAGTGCTTTGTATACATCCTCAAAGGAAAGAACCTCGCCAAGCTCATCCACCATGTACACGTTTATAACGCTACCATCAACGGCTTGAATCTCTTTTAATATTTTTAAGCTCATAATACTGCTACTATTGAGTGGTCATACATTCTATATAGTACCTGCTCGTCAACCACAAACTCATAATCCTGATGAGGCTTATAACAAACTCGGTCCCCAACCTTTACACCTTTTTCTTTTAGTTCTTTATTTAATATAACCATTTCTCCCATTAGGGGCTCACGACTCAGTGGTTTAAATATATAACTATCTATTGGCGGTATGGATTTTATAAAGCAGTATCGGTCGTAGCCATACCACTTATCACCCTTCTTGTATGCAAAAAATTGGTCGGGGTCTAAAAAGAATATATTGTCTCGCAAAAAACTTTTACCGCTCTTGCGCCTGCCCTTCATATCATTGTAGAACTTAAACACGTTGTGATGAACCAACAGGGTGTCACCCTTTTCAATTGGTCCACAGTATTCTAACGGAGTCTCGATAACTATAGCCTGTCTGTTTGACGTAGACACATCCTCTTCCGATGTGCTTGTAATAAAATCAACCCCTGCTATGCTTTTTATGTTATCGTATCGTCTGTTATTTTTTGGTTCTACAATGAATTGATAAATAGATTTCATTAAAAATTTATATTGTATTCGATGGATACGGGCATCACCCTATTAAACTCCTTCCAAAGAACAACCTCGTCTTTCTTCTCAATCCATATTCTAAAAGACTCTGTCTCCTCGTGATACCTGATAAGGTGTATTGTGTACTTACCGCCAAGCACATCCTGCCCTACCAAATAGTGCATTGCTCCCGACATATAGTCAGGACCCACAGAAATCTTTCGAATGTCCATTGTTAGAATGGGGTTGCATCAAGAGCAACTCGCTGCCATGTATCAGTAGCTATGCAAACATACAGATAGTAAACACCTGTATCTAAACCAAATGCTATTTGACCCGCTGTCCCTGTCGCGGTGGATGATGCGGGTGCACTTGATGTAACAAGAAGATTAGATGCGGCAAAGGTTGCAATGCTTTGAACGGTATAGTTCTTAGTAGCATTGTTCGTTGTAGCATCAGTACCAATTAAAAGGTCCGTACCTTCTACAGTTGTATCAATAGTGTATGAACTTATCTTTGCCATTATTCTGCTTTTTGTTTTACCTCTCCGGTTTGTAAGTTAATTACAGCATCCTTTCCGTACTTCTCTATAAGCTTCTGCTCGTTCTTTGCGAACTGCATTTTCAAAGCTCCGACCTCAGAGATGATGGCTGCTTTTTGAATCTCAATATCTCCAAGCATCATCTTCTTCTTAGAGAAGTCAGTGTTAAGGGTCTGTATCTCCGTTAGTTCTTCTTTAGTAAGTTTCATTAGATTTTATTTTGTACAAATATACTACTCTTTTTTTCTACGCTCACGTCGTCTTTCTCGTCGGCTCTCTTGTCGTGGGTTAGCGATAGATACCTTTTCTATGGAGCGACCGCCAAAGTATGCAGTTATAACAGTAATAAGTACCACCTGTAAAAGGTCAACCCAATTTTGTTTTACCTCAAACTGAATCTTGCCCGCATCAATAAACACAAGCAGCACCGTCGATGCAACTAAAAACAATAATACAATAGGTCTTACGTTTTGAGATAGCCAACTCTGAGAACCCATGTCAGACTCCCAACGGTCTGTTACATTCTCCTGAGCACTTTCTTCGGCATCAATAAGAATCTGTGTAAGTTCTTTTTCAAACTGAACCTTCTCCTCCTTTGTCGTTACAAATCTATCTACAAGGTTAGCCACCTGCTCCAAAGGACCATCAGTTAAAAGTTGTCCTATCTTTTTCATAGGTCCTTGTATTCTTCAGCAGCATCAAAGCTTGGGCAAGCCTTTGCCGCAAACTCTCTATGTCCGTGAATGGTTGCATTGGGAGCAGCAACCTTTAAGAACTTAAGAAGCTCAAGCATAGATTTCTTTTGAGCATCTGTTCGTGTGTCCTTCGGGGTCTTGCCATCTTTCTCTACACCACCAATGTAGCATACACCCCATGACGTTGGGTTCTCTTTGGATGCGTGTGCACCCTGAACATCAAGGTCACGACCTTTCTGAATTGTTCCATCTATCAATACTACAAAGTGGTAGCCGATGCCTCTCCATCCTCTAGCCTTGTGCCATCTGTCAATGGTAGCAGCATCAATGGAATCATCACCCTCGCGTGTAGCCGCGCAGTGAACAATAATCTTTTCTATGTCTTTAATATTCATTTGGAATTAATTTGAGTTGCTTTCGTATAATCTTTCCTCTAAAAGTCTCAAGGTCTCTTTTATTTCTTTGACATCATCCTTGATTACATCAACATCTTTCTGCGTAAGCATGATTGTTTTTGTAACAATCTCATCCTTGTACTTAAACTCCTCCGCGGTCATGATAGGTGGAGGCAGTTGTTTAGCCTCGGCTATCTCTACCTTAAGTGTAAAGTACAATGTTATTATAGATACAAGAACAAAACCTACCCCTATAGCATCTTTGATTGATAGCTTCACCTCCGTGTTCTTGTCTAAGTATTTCATTGTTTACATATTTTTTAATGCACTGTGCTCATCATCTAAAAGGTAACCCGCATCAATAGCCTCCTGCTCTGTAAGCGGTGTTATGCCATCTAACACATCTCCCGTATCAAACTCCTGTGGTTCATCTTCCCACGCAAGAACATAGGTTGGGTTGCCTGAGTTAGGAAACCAATCAAATGAATACAAAGTTACACGCTCGCTTCGTGGAGGAGCATTCAAATCATAAATGTC